TGAAACAACACCTTCCAGTGTGTCTTCAAATCAGAGAGTTTGCGTTTCTCTTTACTGTAAATGTTTAAGTATTTCTGGTGAAGATTTGGTATCTTCAAAGATTCATTATCTAAATCTGTGTCATCAATATGAGAGTCATTCTCCCACATTGTCATTATTTCATCAATTGTCATGAATTATATAGTTTGTTCAATTATCAAGTAGGTTTTTGATTTCATAGTTTACATAACGAAAAGTAGCAGTCGCAATGAAGTACTCTACATCTGCAACTGAACTGTCAAACTCAATAGACGATACATTGATTGGAAATGCATCGTAAAAATGAAACTCCATTTGAGGATTCATTGCACTTGTCAGAAGTGTGAGAACAATAGTAGAAACTGTCCCACCCCTCGCAGTTGGATTTGAACCACTTGCTTTGAGTTTGCGAAACTTCTCTTGTCCCTCAGCAAGTCCAAGAGCTATGATTCGGTCATAAATCTCAGTCCAGTTTTTCATGTGTTCATCCACAATGAAACGGATAGACAACTCTTCAAAACTTACTCTCGAACCAGCTACAGGAATAGTTGCGGTTGGGTTGAAAACCTCTATTGCATCTATCGAAACGCCTGGAATGTTTGCTGCCTGACAAAACCATGTCATGTGTGGAGCATCTTCCATCGTCAGACGAAAACTGACGTTAGAGAGATAGTTTAGATTTTCGGGTACTTTGTTTGATGCGCTCATACTATTATTTATTTCTAAATTAATTCTATCTTACAATCTGGAAAGGCATCTATAATGTCTTTGAAATATTGACTCCATTTATCTGCATCCATAGGTCTATAAGTTTCTGGATGTCTTTGACCATCATGTGATTGTTGATCAAATTGATAATATTTTGATCCATCATAAATGTTTCTGTGATTGTCGTTTTTTAATCCATCAAACCCATACATTATTATTTCTCTATGTCCATTTTCTGCGGCTTTTTGAAGTGCCATCATTCCAGTGCTTGGTAGTTCAGTTAATGGTCTAAACCCCCATTCAAAATTTGAATTACCAGAACGATCAATCCATAACACTACATGAAATTTTTCTTCGCCCATGTATAAAAAATCTGTTGCGTTTTCTTTTTCACCATAATAAAATATCTTAATTGCAAGATTTGGTGGTAATGACATTTTTATACCCTCAAATACAGTATCAAAAAAGTGTATTGGTGTTACATCCAAATCTGTAAAAATACATTTTCCTTTATAATCATCTTTGAAAATATCAACAATCATTCCTATATCAGTAGCAAAAAGATAATCTGGTGTAAAATCACGATATAGAGCGTTACAACCATATATTATGCCGTCTTTTCTTAGTTCGTCTAGGTTTATATGCGCTCTACTTGGACCATTACCCAGCACATATCCTTTTACTTCAGAACACTCTACAGTTGATTTTTGATTTTCTCTATTGACTATCACTTGTACCATATTAACTCCACAAGAAAATTACCACAAACAAAAAAGGGAGAGGATTTTTGTCCTCTCCCTTCAAAATCCCTACAATATGTAGGTAACGAATTACATCAAGTTTTGAATCTGTACTTTTCTGTAATATACGTTATTGTGTGCTCCAGTTGCACCAACTGCACCAAGTGCTACAGGAGTTTCACCATCACCTACAGTTGCACCTTCAGCGAATGGATTTGAAACAATTCCATATCGTGTTTTGAAGGCGATTTTTGGTTGAAAACTGGAACTATCAACCGCACGAACCATTTGCAATGGAACGTATGGACAGTAGAATATTCCTGCATCCATTGGTGAAGAACCTTTGTATCCAACTGTGACAAGTTCGTTACCATTACTGTCAGTTGTTTGGAAAGGATCAACATATACACGATAACGACCATTCAATACACCGGCAAAAGTGTTTGATGCTTCGTCAACGTTAAGGTCTGTGCTCATTGAAGGAGCATAGTCAAGAACTCCGGCCATCTGAAGAGCAGATGCGACATCTGAAGAAGTCAAGATAATATTACCTTTTCCTCTACGTGTTCCCTTTGCAATTTGATTGGCTTCCCTCTCAATTTGCATCATAAGACCTTTGAACTTCTCAACCATCCAACGTCCATTGGAATCTGTGTCAAGGTCAAAAATACCGGCGGTTGTTGTTCCTGCAGCTGCACCTTTAACAGCAGAGATTTGAATTCTACGAACAACTTCACGATTGATTTCTGCAAGAATTTCAGCAGAAAGAATGTTCGCAAGTTCACCTTCTGCATCAAGACCATGAACAGCACGCAAGTCCTGTGCGAGTTCCATTGAATAGGAACCAGCAAGTGCTCTTGTTCCTGCAGCAGTTGAAATTTTCTCAATGGTAAATGTCATCTCTGTTGAAATGTCATTCTCACCTGCTACTGTAGTTTTTGCAGGTGCTGTGTCATATACACCAGATGTAATAGCTGCACCAGTTGAGTTATTAATCATCAAAGATGGTTGTGTCTTTTCATTTGAAGCGGAACCACCAGATACATCTGCATCTGCTTCGTTGTATAATGCTTCTGCACCTGTTGAGTCACTACCTACTCTTGCACGTAATGCGAAAACGAGTCCAGTAGGTCCAGACATTGGTTGTACACCACAAATATCATAAGCGATAAGTTGTGGCATTGCACGGCGAACCATGCTGATAAGAACTGGGTCAGCGTGTGCCATCGTAGTAGCACCACCATTTCCACCAGACTTACCACCAAGTGCAACAGATGTGTCATTACCACTTACTGTAACTGGGGTTTCCGACAATAATCCACCTGTCGAAACTTCTTGATCATTCAAATACTGTTTTTCAGTATTCTCAAGACAAAGAGCAGTAACGGCTCTTTTATAAGGATCTTTAATTTCTGGTAGATCCCCATGATCAAGAACAGGCGCCCATTTTTTACTAATTTGCTCTGAGAGTTGCATTTTTTTAAACTCCTGTTATTGTTAAAAACTTTTACTTACGAGCAATTGCTTTGCTGTAAGCTTCCATGATGTTGTTCATTTTAGGGGTTTCTTCCGATACCTCTTCTCCTGAAACGACATCCTCTTGTTCAATATTTTCATCCTGTTTAACTTGATTAGGAAAATAACTCTCCTTAATCATTTTTACTTTATTCTCAAAATCTTCTGAGTTTTCTTCAACTGTGACACCTTCTACCAAAGATTTCATTTTTTCGGCTTGTGTGTCTGCAAGATCTTCGCAAACTTCTTCAAGAATTTTATTCTTGCGATATTCATTAAGTTCACTTGTGGTCTTAATGTTTTCTTGAATCTGAGAATTTAATTTTTCTTCAAGTTCCTCGACTTTATCAAAAAGATTTTCAACAATGTCAACCTTTTCTTCTGGAACTTCAATATAATGTTCGGTGAAGAGATTTTTCAATCCGGCCATAAATTCTTCCGTGATTTCGCTTCTCATCGAACTTTCAAGTGCAAGTTCATTCTCTTTCATCCATTCTTCTACAACGTAGTTGAGATATCCGTCAACTTTTTCAGTCAACTCATCACGGAATGAAACAATTTCTTCCTGCAAGTTTTCTTGATATTCTTTTTCAAGTTCATCAACTTTCTCACTTGAAACTTCCATTACCTTTTGATGCACTGCGGCTTCAAAAATTGTTGCTGCTTTTGACTTAAATTCTTCGGAAAGTTCTTCTCCTTGAACCAAAGCGGCAATGTCTTCTTTGACATTGATCTCAGGCATAGCAACTTTTACTTTCTTTTTCTTCTTACCGATTGCAACCTTATCGCCCTCAGGAGATGCAGTTGATGGATCTTCTCCACCCAAATCTTCTGCTTCGATAACATCTAGTAAGTCTTTAAAACGTTTTGAAACTTCTTCCTTCTTCAATCCGTTTACTTTATCGAAAAGTTGTTTAATCATTGCAGTTTTAGTAGAAGGAACTGATATTTCTTTAATATTTTCTTCTTCCACTTGTTCTTCTGCAACCTGCTCTGGAGCTTCAACAAGTTCTTGTTCTTGTTCAGTCTCTTCCAGAACTTCTTCTTGGTTATTAATTTCTTCAGTCATTGAAACTCCTAAAAGTTTATAAGTAGTTAATTACTGTTAATATTTATAAAACTTAAAGATTAGACAATAAATTTTTGAATTCGTTAAGTTTTACCTCTTCAAGTTGTTTTGAAGATGCTTTTTGGATGTTACGTTTTGCACGTTCAACATCCTGCGCTTTTAATAAACCATTATCCCAAACCCATTCTACACCTTCCATAATACCCTCTACGAAAGCATTAGGTGCAGAAGGATCAGCGACAATATCGGCAGCAGTTGCAAGGTAAAAATCATCTTGTACAACTTGTGCTCGCCTTTCTGGTTTCAGTGTTCCCATGCCCCTTTAGGAAACACCTAGTCTTGCACCTTCATCAATCAAACTTTTTACGATTTGACCATTTGGTGTGTCAAGAATCTTTGC